ATCCCGCTGCTGCTGTAACAGCTTTATCAAAGGGCATGCCTTGCATACCTAGCAAACTAGCAAGCGTTAATGTATCTGGGTTGCTTCCAAATGCACTTGTGTTCCCTTTTGAATTAGGCTCTGTAATTGAATTAAAAAAGTCTTTCATCCCATCATCCCTGTAAATTGACCACCAAATAAAGAGCCTGCTAGCCCTAACCCTTTGCCTAAAGCATTCTTGCTAGGTGCAATCTCGCCCATTGAAGAGCTTGTCCCTTTTGAACCTGAAGGGAATAATCCAAGCAACTGTCCAAGTGATTTAGCTTGTGTGTAGTCTTGGTTATATGCCGCTTGATTACCTGGCAATGCAGCTTGCAGTAAGCCTTGGTTTTGTTGTTGAACCATATTTCCTGCATTCAACATATCTGATAATGATTGCCCTCTTAGTCCCAATGCTTCTCTATATCCTTGAGCACCCAGGTTGGCGTTCATATCGCCTAAAGCTCTAAGCCTTTCTCCTTCTTGCTGTGCTAGTTGAGTGCCTGTTGCGGAGCTACCAAGTATTCCACCACTTGCATTAATTCTATCTAGTAAGTTACTTCTTGAGATGTCAGCCTGCCTATTTATTGCGCTTGTGGCTCTATCTATTACCTGCTCTTGGAATGGGTTAAAATATTGAGATAATCCACCCATGCTATAATCGGGATTAGAATAGTTACCTATTGCAGATCTTTGAATGCTGTTTAATGGCTCTACAACTCCAAGAGGCCTAACGCTCTTGTCAGGATTAGCCTGCTGATATTCATATAAGCCCTGTGATGCATAAGGGTTGTTAGATGGGTTTAATGCTTGCCCATATCTACCTGGCTGCTGTGGGTTGTTATAGTATTGCTGCGCGCCTTTTAGAAAGTCTTGGTATCTAGCTTGTGCCTCTGGCGGTAGGGCATAGTAACCACTTATTTGCTCGGAGGAACTTTTTTCGGGGCTGCCTTTTTTTTGCCCTATACCAAGAGCTGATCCGATTATTCCCGCTCCACCTAAAATTGCACCTATCATGTTTTTTATCCTAAAACGTTGAAATACTTACTCTTCTCCATGCTAAAGCACCTGAGTTATCAATCAATAAATATATATATGAAGCATTTATAACTATGTCATATAACTGATCTGGTGATTGAACATCCGCACTACTAGATGGGGCCGCCCTATCCGTTCTTAACCTTCCTTTTAAAAAAGAGCTGGTTAAAGATATCGGTAGGTCATTAATTTGGTTTTCTACAAATACCAACCTACGCATTAAATCTGATTCTTTGTTCATCATCTGCGTGTCCCTGGTTTTGTTTCTTCGTATGAAAGCTGAATTCTAAAACCTGCTTTATTAGCAAAGGTGTAGTTATACTGTCTTAATCTGCATGAAAGGCGAGTATCTAGCTTTGTTGTTTGTGAGTACACGTCATAATCCTTGGATACTCTTGGATTTAATTGCCCTGCATACTCTTTCATGTTCACATTAAGAGTGTAAAGCTTCTCTGTTGTTGTGCTTCCTACTGGCAATAAATAGTTGCTAGGCACTATTCTGGTTATCTTTTGTACATAATCCCCTTCACCAAGAGGCGCGAAGTTGGTTTTTAAACTACCTTCCATATTAGCGCCATTGTCCGCGAAGTCCCTTTCGTGCTGATACAGTGTGTTGGATATTGAATCATCACACGAGCCTGCGGCCATATATTGCTCACGCAAAGGATTAGCGGGTTCCTCTGAGGCTGTTCTACTTAGTCGCCCATTTGTGAAGTGGTTCTCTTGAAAATTCCATATCAGATAGGTATCTGGTTCATCAGTATCGGTTGGGAAAAACCACCATATTTCATTAAACTCAAGTACACGTCTTGCAAAACTTAGGTAATATTTACCCCAGTTCATTTTGTCCTGTGACCAATGAAGTAGTTTATTGTTAGGAATGGATGATAAAAGCGAGCCGTCATATACATAAAAGTCGTTTTGGCCCCACCATGCTACTGCGTCAGGTAGTTGAGCTACTGTTTTAGGGCTTAATACACCATCAGCGCCATATATCTTATCTATTTGCCATATACGCGGCTTACCTACGAATTGCATCTTGTAGACGGAATCTTCAGAGAATATAAGGTATTGATTACGTACGTATCCGTGGCATATAAGTCTACCTGTATCTAGCAAATCGACCTCGAAAGCGCTGCTTGTGGCATCTATGGTCCAATTTGTAATATCGGCGGTATCACTTGTCTTAATTCTGTTGGGTACGTTAGAAGCACCGAAGGTTATTACTTGATTTGCGCCTACAAATACGTAGTTTACAGCACTAGGAGCATTCGCAACTAAGGTTGGGGAGGTATTGATAGACATATTCCATTGATATACGCCTGTTTGGTTACCAGGTGTCATAACAACGGTCTCACCATATTTATCAAAGGCCCATATTCTTGGTAGCAATGCTCCGTTGCTAAAGGTTTTAGGTACACCATAAAGGCCATCGCCATAATTGGCCCCGCCATACCCTACCAAAGGTGTAAAGCTACATTCTCCAGCGGCTATTTGCCCTTGCACAGTAGTTGAAGCGCCGCCTGCTGCTGTAGCGCTGCTAGTGGCGTAGTTAGTGCTGGCACTTAGGTAATAATCATAGCTATTAGTTGAAACATTTCTTATTACGGCTTCCACATTTAGGTCGCCAGCGGCAAAGCCTGCAAATCCTGTGGCTGCTAGTATTTTAACTCTATCACCATTAGAGAATCCATGTCCTATTTGAGAGACACTAATTAACTTAGTAGCGATAACTACACTTGCGCCGCCGCCTGAGGCAGAGCTGGTTGCTTCAGTATTGACGGTAATGATTATAGCTGATGGTAATACTTCCCATACTGATTGAACCCCATTAATATCGCCTGCTGGAATTCCGCCTATTGCTGCGCCTACGCCACTTATTGTAATTGCATCGCCAACTTGAAAGTCTGTGCTTACAAATGGGCTAAATGCGATAGTAACTAGTCTGCTTCCATCTGATACGAATATAGGGTCTGTGGTTAGTGTGTCATAGTTTGATGAAAGTGAGTTAGGTATAGCTGTAGTGGCTGTTACGAAAGGTGTGATATTATATAGGTTGCCGCTTTCATAGCTGTAAAGGTTAGTATTTGAACCAAGTAGCACATGTTCTCGGCTATCGTTAGTTGTAATGCTAAAGATTGATCTTACAACGCCGTTTATAGTTTCTGAATTTCCAAAGCCTATTGACCACCAACCGCCTATCTTTTCTGGGAATCCTTGATGGAATCTTATTTTGTCTGCATCTGTATAAACAAAGGCTGTTTCGGCGTTGTCGTCTTTATTTACGCCAGGTGGAATATTAATAGGTTGTCTTTTTCCGAGCACATCACACCCCTGAAAATATAAAATGGTTACCTACAAACAGTGTAGGTTGCATATTGTTGTGGGCTGAATCGCCCCCTGTATCTTGTATAAAAGTAGTATCTGCAATTCCGCTAGTATCGGATCTATTAGAAACGCCCACTGCTGTTGCTGGAGTTGCGCCGTTTGTGTTCGAATCGCTTTTCGGGTTAAATGTGTGACCGTGGGCTGCTAATTCATCCACAGTTAATACGTGTTCTTCTTCACCTACTGACGCGCCAAGTGCTCGTGTTGTTAAACCAGGGCCAGAGCCAATTGATCCAGGCACTCTCCCTCTCATATCTGGTAGGTTAAAGGAGCTTCCTGCGCCGCCAAAGTTGTATCCTATAAGAGCAAATAGCCCTGAATATGTGGTAGTAGATACAGAGCTGCCATCACATAACAACCAGCTTCCATGATCTGCTGTTTGGGCAGAGAATTTATAATCACCGATATAACTTGAAGTTGCTGACGGTGTAAAGGTGTTTGAAGTTGTGTTGATTGAGCCCATATCGATCCAATCGGAACCATCGTATACTTTTAGAATTAATGGATTTGTAGTGTTATCAATCCAGAAAGTACCTGCCTGGGCTTCTGCTGGTGCACTTGAGTTGATAAAGTTATTAATCATTCTGCGCACTAAGGCGTCTTGATCTGTAATGTTTGAGTTTAGATAATCGCCCCAAATATCACCATCACCACCTACTGCAGGGATAAGCCAATTAAAATTAGTAGTGTTTGTTGCCATATTAAATACTCAAAACATTTAATTGCTGTTGCTGGTTGTTCTTAATTGTTAAGTTGTTTGCCCAATCGTTAAAAGCAGCTTGATAAGCGGGGGCTAATTCTGGGGTCTGCAATGTATCTCTGACGAATATCTCACTAGCTTTGTATCTTACGGCATCGATTGTTTCGTCATTAAACCACAATGAGCTGTCATTATCGTTTGAGGGATAGAAGATGTCCTTCGTGTAGTAATACAGCGTAAAAACGGTATCCTCGGCCACGTATGGGAATACATAAAGCTGATCCCCCCAGATGGAATATGCTTGGGGTAGTCCAGTATCGGTTCCATTTTCAAATAGGTTAATCATTTCACCAAAGGGCATGGCTCTAAAGCCGCTTCTTTTAGTTACTGTGGTTGTGCTATTAGAAACGTAAGAAATGCTTGCCAGTGACTTAAAGTCAGCGGGTAGATTAGTTGCATTACTTCCAGATGAAATTGTAACTGTAGAAACATTATTAAAGAGAAAGTAAAACTTACTCTCAAGATGTTTAATGGCTGACACAATAGCGTTTTTAACGCCTGTATCGAAGTCGGAGCCTTCTTTTTCAAACTCCAACAACATTCTGCTTTTTAAATTGCCTAATGTATCAGCCAATTAAAACCTCTAGGATTATTCCCCTTCGTTAGTACAAAGGAAAGTTACTCTTAAACGTACTACACCGCTCGCCGCGCCTGTTGCTACCGCAGAAGCAACTGTTGCAACTAACTGTGGTGCTGATCCTGAAGCGTAGAGGTAGCCTACGCCTGAACTTACAACACCCGCAGTAAGTCCTTGAGCCACGTTAATCCCCTGACGTAGCTGAAAGCCCGCAGTTGTTACACCAGCAACGCCCATTGGAACACCGTCAACAAAACGGTTTACATCGTCGGCATCGCCAACATCCCATGTTCCAGTCGGTGTAGTATTTGTGTCTAGTTCTGGATAAACCAATTCAGATTCAACAACTCTGATCCCGCCTGGTAATGCGTTTGCAGGAGTAGTTATTGTGTCGCCTGAAGATAATGCTCCACCTAGCGCATATTCAAAATCAATTGAATATTGTTGGCCAACTTCAAATAAAGCTGGTTTCTCGCTGTATGGTTGCACTTGTGAAAAATTATAGTCTGTCATGTCGCCTCCTTATAATGCGCTGTATGTTGAAATAACGATTGAACCGTTATCGTTGCCATCAAACTGTAGTTTTTTGATGCCAAAGATTCCGCTCATTGCGTATTTCTCTAGGTTGCCGATATCAGCGCTTTCTTGTCTGATCATGAAGCCCGGTACAGAACCTTTACTGTCCGTGAATCCTTGTCCAAAACCAATTGCGCCCGCGTCCTTTCCGCAGAAAACGGCACGACGACAGTTTGCTTCTTCAACACCAGTTGATGAATTTACACCCAAAGGAACTTTGTCAGTTTCTCTTACTAATGTTTGAGAGAATACAAAGCTTCTTTTGATTTCTCCTTCTCCTCTACCAGAGGCAATCATTGCTTGTTGCAAATCTCTGTATTGATAAGGCGAAGTAGTGTCGTTAAGAAGTTGGTTATATTGCTCTGTGTGAACATATAACACGAACTTATGACCGCCTGTTTCAGAAAGTGGTCTGATATAAGGTCTAGAAGTCATTGCATATGTTTCAGCATCTAGGATTTGTGAAAGCTTCATAGTAGCTGTTGTGTCTGCAGCCACCGCTTGATCCGTAGTAAGTGCGTTTGGACGTAGAATTCTAACAACGCCTGAAGTTGTAGATGGAGCTACCGCTGCATTACAACCAGTGATGATTAGTTTCTTACTTCCTGAATAAGCTTCACCATCGTAGTTGATTGTAGAAGCATTGTTACCAGCTAACTGGTTTAGTGCGCCTAAAGTACCACGAACTTTCATCCATTCGCTCATAACGCGGTAGGAATCTTCGTTTAGGTTAAAGTTAACTCTTTGTGCATCGATAGTTTTAGAAGCAGGTACGATAACTGGAATTCTAATTTGGTTGATTAGAAGTGCATCACTTGCATAAGCAAGAGCTGATTCAACACCGTTTGCAGTTTCCATACCGATTAGGCCTTGGTCTGTAAGTCTTGATAACCAAGAAACTGTTACTGAATCACCAGCGCCGCGAGATAGATCATCCTTTTTAGTTAGGACGCCATCTTTGATCATTTGACCAACTAGCTCTGTATCTGATTGAAAGTCGTATAAAGCCCTCTCTGACCATCTTTTGACGGTTTCCGCAGATGAGGACGAGAATTGAGTAATACTCATGATTGCCTCGTATTTAAGATTAATAAAACATTTTGTGTCTTGCTAATATTTGTACGAGGTCTTTTATCGAGATTTCCTTAGCTCGAACCTTTTAAAGGGTTGCCGCCCTGTTGACATTACGCTGTCCTATTCTGCAAGTAGATAAACAATATATTTCAACCGCTTACCTACTTACAGTAAAATACATGGGCTGTGCTTTTGCAAGCGTTATTATGTACGCTGTATCTTAGATAGCATCTTATGAAACTTATCAGGATCAACGCCACTAAAGGTACTCTTAGGGTCCTTTAACATACTGGTTCCTTTTACTAGATTGCCGCTGCCTTTCAAACTTGCTGTGTTACCAAGATTGCTGGTATTTGCAGACTTATCCATATTACGGTTAATGCTTTCGATATTGCTTGTATTGCTTGAGGGTGCTTTAGGCTTAGCCTGAAAGCCATACTTCTTAGCCATCCCATAAAACATCTCTGGGATATTCTTGTTTTGAGCAAGGCCAGCTTTTACCAGTGTTTTAAGCTTTTGCTCGACCACTTTGGCCGCCTCTTCTTCACCAACAAAATTCATCGCCACTTCTTTTTCAAGATTGATGAGATGATTAACAGCATCCTGATAGTCTGGATTTAACTTAGAGAATACCTCTTCTTGAGTCGTAACGGCGTTATATACTCTTTGGTTTTGTGTAGTTTCTTGTGTCGTATTGTTAAGTTGGTTTAATCTATTCTCTAAATCAGAAATACGTTTCATGTATAGATTGTGGCTTTCTGCATCTAAAGGATCGATAACCTCTTCTTGTAGTAGTTCTGGCTCTTGTTGTTGTGTTGCTTTTTGTTTTTCTTCAAGTTCTGTAAGGTATTTAAGCTTTTCTTCAAAGCGTATTTTATCTTCACGCTCTTTTTGAAGCTCTGCCTCTAGTGCTTTCCTTTTCTCTATTTCTTTATTGAACCTAGATTTAGGAATGTTGTAGTCTTTTTTAGAGGGGTAATCGTCATCATTGTCGTCAGATGTTTCATCAGCTGAAGAATCTTCTTCATTTACGCTTTCTTCAGATGTGTTGTCATCCTCTGGGGTATCGTTTGGAGTTTCTTCTTGATGATCTGGTGCAACTTCTTCTTTAACTTCTTCAGTTACGGCCTCATCTTTATTGTTTTGCAATTCTGATAAGCTTTTATGGAATGCTTCGGGATTAGCGAATATTTCGGGATTAGTCATACTACCTCTTATTATTGTATGTTTTTATACGTTTTTGACAGTTCGTATTTCGTGCGGGCCTCGTCGTAGGCTATCTCTGTTTCTTCTTTGAGATTCTTGGTCATCAACTCCACTTCTTTTAACCTAGCGTCGATTGTAGTGTCGTATGCGTCTGCTTTTAGTCTTTCTGCAGAAGCGTTTTTGTAGTTGATTTCACTTTCTAGGATTGCTTGGTTAAGCGGGTCTGGCTCTGGTGGTGGTGGTGGGGCTATTGCAGCAAGCAACTTTTCTTTTAATTGCTTATCGAAGTTAGAATATTCAAGTGCCAAAGGCATAATTTGCTTATCTGGCATTTGTGTTTGCATATCAAGAAGCTTGAGGAATGTATCGTGGTTCTCGTCATCGTTATCTGGTTTTTCCTGTAGGCGAATATCATACTCTTGAGCAATTGTGCTTTGAGTAAGCATTAATCCTTCGGCATTGTCCCCGGTAACGTTTCTTTCAATGATTTTAGGGTTGTTCTCTACAAGGACACGGACACAGTCGATATAAAGTGTGCCTTGGTGACGCATATAAAGGCTCTTAGCATCAAAGTAAGTAGCTAGGGTTGTTTGTGCCTGTTTAATCTGTTGCTTGTAAAAAGAGGTGTTCATCTCTTTAGTATCCATCATTCCCATTAATTCGGGAGTAACGCCACATACTTGCATAATTTGATTATCTGCAAATTGGATCATTTCTAGAATTCCAGCAGGAATAGGTGGTGTAATTTTAGGTTGTACTTTACCAGACTGAAGGGCTCCGCTTTGGAAAACCGTTACTTCTCTGGCTTTTGAATAGGTACGGATAAACCCTTGAATATCATTAACTGCATCAACCTCAATGTTAACCCCCCCCTTCGGCGATGTTTGTAGGAATCCTACATAATCACTTACAGCTTGGTTAAGTAAGCGTTGTGGATGTTTGCATGGTCTACCTAGGCCATAGTACATTTGCTCGGTTTCACTGAACTGACCTGTCATAAATTTAAGAGAGAATCCTTTTTGGGAGTAGTTTTCTGCTTTTTTAATTACTTTATCGCCTGATATAATGGCGCGGTAATACTTATATTTCTTTTGAGAGGAATATTTTAAATCAAACCCGCCGATTTCGAGGATTTCTTTAAGTTCATTAACTTCCATCTTGGAATCTAGCGTGAAGTTTTCTTCGTTTACAATCTCAAAACCGAATCTTTCTTGGATAATACTATTTAGAGAGACAAGCATTTGCTGCATTTCAAACCCTAAGCTTTGGGCATCAATACCCCTTAATGGGTTTTCACAACGATAGAAATCTTTCTTTTCTCTCCATTGGTATTCGTAAATAATACCGAGGTCTTGTACGGCTAATGAGGCATTAAAGAACTCTATCAATCTACCGTCTGCGGCATTGTCGAAAGATGTGTCTGATTCGTCTAGGCCGTATTCATCATATATCTTATCACGGTCTATAATTTTGATTTTGCATACCCAGTCGGCATCAAGGATGTTCTTTGCACGTGCGCCAATGTCCCACAACAAAAAGCCTGGAAATACTCTCTCTACGATTGCTTCTCCATCTTCGTTATTATCGTAGTTAATCATGGTATCTGTGCAGCCTACGCCGCTTATAGTCATATCTTTAAATGCTAAGCTTTCTTGATAGCGGGCATGTGTGTTTTCTTTAATGTAATCAACGGTATCGTTCATTGCATCGTTTAGGCTTTCTTGAGCGCCATTAATCAATCTTGGGGCATAATCCACCTCGAGTCGGTTATTAATTTCAAAGCCGCAAATAGATTCTAGGACGGGTGAAGTTCTGTTAATTGTAATAGCAGGCATTGCGTTATTAACTTGTCTATCAAGCGCTTCTCTGGCCCATTGATCTCCTTCGAAGAGTGCAAAGTTTTCTGCCACTTCTCTGGTACGCCAAGTTTCTGACGCGTCTATTGCATCACTTATCCTTGTGTTAAAGGTTTCTAATAAATCTTCATCTGAGGGTAAACCTGCTGTTTTTGAAACGTCTTTCACCAATGGCAACTATCTGAATTATATAATATTCAGCTTAGCTTTGTTTTGCATATATTCAAATGAATTCTCGTTTAGGCGTATAGGGAATCATAGTTAATATTGTTTTTATTGGGATATTGGACCTGTATATCCAGAATTCTACTTAAAGCATCAATCATATCGTCTCTTTCTCCATACGGAAAAGGCTTCATCTCTTGATTTAAAAAGTAGGCAACGAGTTCCTTTCTTTCGCCAAGGTAATTCACTTTATAGATAAATCGTGGGAAATAGATTTTCCCTTCTTCGAACAAAGGTTGTAGGCGTGTTATTCGGTCTATCTTAGACATTTGACCACCCACTTCTTGCATAGGGAATCTATAGTTCTTAAATTCCATAGCTCTTTTCATGAAGTCTATATCAAGCTGCATACCGTATTTTTCATAATAAACCATTAGAGGCTTATACTGGGCGTGTAGGTCGAATATAAGAGTTTCTCGCTCCTTAAGGTTTAGCTTATCAACTACGGCATCAAGCACATATAGATTGCCATCTCTATTAGCCCCAAAGACAATAATTGCGGTGTTATCACTACCTTTATTCTTACTATTTGCAGGATCTACCACGATATATACATTAAGGTCTGAAAGTGGGATTTCTTTGTCGTAGTAGTTTACCTGTTCGGGGTTAAAGACTTGTCCCCCTTCTTCGACGGGTGTTTGCATGTATAGTGCGGCCCAATCTCTACTAGCAACGGAGTTTCTTATTTCTTTTAATCTCTCTAAGCTAAATCTTTCTGGCCATAAGGCGTGTTCTTCGCCTTTTTCATCTTTAGAGATTGCCGGTAGATTAATCACTGTCCAATCTTCTTTTTTCTCTTTAAGAAGCCATCCTGTCAGATCGTCGTTGTGCCATCGTGTTTGAACCAGCACTATGGCCCCGTCTGGCTCTAATCTTGTGTATGCAGTAGAAGAAAACCAATCTTTGGTCTTTTGTCTTATGAGTGAGCTATCGGCTTCTTCGCGTGATTTTAATGGATCATCAATTATTAGGCAATGAGCACCTCTTCCAGTAATTGAAGAGCCTGCACCTACGGCGTAATATACACCTCCGGCGGTTGTATGGAATCTATTGGCGGCTGAAGAGTCATCGGATACAAGGGTTGAAGGGAATATATCTTTATAAATCTCTTCATTCATATGGTTTCTGACTTTCCTTCCGAAGCCTGAAGCGAATTCTTGGCCGTATGAGGCGAATATAATGCTTTTCTTTGGGTTTCTGCCTAAGAACCATGCGGGGAACATCTCTGACACAAGCATAGAATTATGGGTGGGCGTAAGGTTCTCGCCTACCAAGTAAACGCCCTCTTTGCTACTTACCTGTATGCATTTCCCCTTTTCAGGGGTAGTACTATAACGGACGTCTTTAACGCCAATTAGTTTCTGTGTATGAAGTTTAAATATTTTTTTTCTTGGTAAGGCAGTAGGTATAACCATAGTTGGTTGAAAACCTATCGTATATATAACTTTCCGCCCTTGAATACCCGAAGTAGATAAACGGGGTTTTTGCTGCATTAAATAAGGCCGCATTGCCAATTCACGCACCAATCGCATTACGTTTTTAGCAAGTATGTGACATCCAGTTACAATTCTCACTCTACACTTCTTATCTACATGACCGTCGGTGTCAATAAGGCCGGCCAAAAGTTGAAGGCGTTGCTGGACGGAGCTTAAAAAATATTGTTCGGGTATATGTTTATTATTAATCAAACGCAACTCCTTAAACGCCACCTTAAAAGCGTCATCTAACACGGCACTCACCACTTTGGTAGTCTTGTGATGATAAGTTTTGAGAACTCGAGCGCCTCTTCTCTCAACATTATCCAGCACCCCCTTGTCTGGGGGGGAGTAACATATCGAAGGCTTTGAAGAGTTACCATCACCCAGCCAAGCCCCAAGCACATAGGGATCAATTAGCAATTTCTTCTTAGGGAAGCACAAAGGGCGAATATTAGGAATCTTATAAAGATAGCGTCCTCCTCTTTTTCCCATAACTCCCGAGGTAAGCTTGAGCTTCTTTTGCTCCTTTCTTTTGCCTTCTAAAAAATATCTTGTCTCGCAAACAATCCATTTCTTGCGTGGACGGCTATATACTTTCCATTCGTGATTTGGATGAGTCTTAATGACGTCACCGTTACTCAGCTCGACCTCCATATTAGCTATAGCCTCTTCAGACAACGCTATAACTTTAGTAGTTGTGCCGGAAGGAGTATAAACCATATCACCGATCTTTAGTTGCCCGTGAGTTTTCCATCCCAACACAGTTGGTATTAAGGTGCCATTACTAATTAGTTTACCATGGCGGGGAGGCATTGTTATGATAAGGCGCTTTATTTGGCCATTTTCTACCTTTTCAAGAGCATCTGCCATTTTTTGGATGTGAGCTGGCTCTGTATGGAAATTTCTATCCATAGCCGTTGCGAAAGCTCTTAAACGCGAAAAGAGAATCTGGTTATAAGGTATCTTGTTTGTCATTACCTATTCGAACTATTTGATCGATTTGCTCTTTAGTGAGCTTTTGTTCTGTCTTGAAGGATTCGCCTTCATGGTTGCCTAGGGAAATGCTTTGCTTTGCTTTACCTTCGGTACGATCAAATATTTCTTTAATGGCGGGTACGTCACCTTTGGCTGCTTTTGCTATAAGGCCGTCTAGGGCCCACCTCATACCATCCTTAGTTATTTTTCTCCCTTTTACGGTAAAGGATATATCGTTTTCGAGTAATAGTTTAAGTCTCGTTGACATGTTAAGGGTTCCTTTAGGTTTTCCTTTTGGATTGCCAGATTGCCCTTTTTTAAACTTATTTAGATGGTCGGTTTTGGGATTAGAATTTGCCATACTTATAAATGAAAGGTTTATACTATATTATTTGTACAATACCACATACAAATCAAGGATTTATCGTACGCAGGGGTATGAACTGAGTCTTATTTCCTTATCATTAATTTGTGATACTTGCTCCAGTGGGTAATCGTGTTCTGATCTGCCCATGCTATACGGTTCGACGTAATTGGCTAATTGGATGGTCATTTCTTGGTCGTATGTCTTTAGTTCTTTTATCAATTCTTTTATTTTCATATCAATATTCGTGGCCACAGTTAGGACATGTCTTGGTTTTATTAAGTTCTTTAGCTTCTTTATCTGCAATAGGCTCATCTTCGCTTAGGCCTAGCTCATGTACAGTCATTCCCCAATCGATTAACTCTATCGGATCGAACTCATTAGCCAAAATGTCAGTATCAAATTCACCGAAAGCAAGATTATCTCGAATATTAATCCTACTACGCTCTGTCTTACTGAGAGGCCTAGAAGCCTTGAGTACCTCAATTTCATCGCTTTTATCGTATCCTGCAGCAAGCAAAGCTTGGATACGAGAATGGCCGCCGAGGATAGTGTTAGTATTATCAATAATAATGCGTTTGTGGTATCCATCTTGTTTTATATCTCTTACTAGTCGGTTAAAATCTTTTTGTGACATCTTTCTAGGATTACTAGGAAATTCTGCAAGGTCTTTTATTTTAATGGTTGTAGATATCCAGTTTAGGTTTTCAGTTAAGTTTTTTTCTTTCATGTCTAAAGATCACCTCTTGTTTGTCTATGTAATATCTGCCGTTTATTTCTTTAATTTGGCCGTCTTTAAATTTTCTATCGAACTCATTTTTAGGGATGACGATTTTATACTGTTTAGTATTTTTTTTAGGGGCATATGAGAAATTGAACTGGTATTTCATGTATC